TATTATTGTTTAATTATTATACTTTATACGTAAAGGTCATTTCATTCGTTCCATCAATAGTGGAAGGAAGTGCCTGGAAATTAGTTTCCAGAGAAATAACGTCTTCAATAGAGTGAGTAGGAATCTCAACGTGAGCAGTAGGGAAAACCATTTCTAGCCTTCTACCACTTCCTCCTCCAACACTAAATGTAAGAGATACGCTATTTGTAACAGTAGTTGTTAGATTGCGTAAATCTTCAAAGAAGTCTCGTGACTTTGTACCCGTACCATCTACTGCGGTATCGTCCATAGAAAGGTAGCATGTAAAAGAGCCACTTACGGAACGAGTGCCTGTTACATGGCCTACAGGAACGTTTACAAGACCTAATTCTTCCGGAGTAATATAAGTAACATTATTACTAATCGTAATATTTCCGCCTGTAAGAGTCATGTCGTATGCATTTGCACCATTTAATAGACCAGTTGTTCCTGCACCATTTACAGCGAGAGTTGTTAAACGGTTACGAATAAAGTTATCTGTGTCAGTAATGCCTTCAGTAACAGGATGAGGAGTTGCAGCTTCACTACTAGAGCCCACATCTGTCAGTACATACAGTCTATAGTCATCTGTATCTAGCCATACATCTCCTACTGCAATAGCTGTTCCATCGTTTGTCGTTTCTGTTGATTGAGGAACGTTTGTTGCAGCTTCAATAGTGCTTCCTGTAAAATCAATTACTTCAGAACATTGTCCTGTCCAATTGATTGTAGCAATACCATCAATTTCAAAATCAAGACTAGCTTCTGCCACTACTGCGTCTTTTAGTTTTACTACATTTCGTTTTGCAGTATTACCAAGAACAAAATAAATGTTTGCAGTTCCTAATGTTGATTTATTTGAATGAGTAAAGTTCCATGTATTTTGAGAACCTCCAGGAGTATTGACATTATTAGCGTCATCTCCCCGCTCAAAATTGTAATCCGTACCATTGTATTGATCGGCGCCGGCTAACATTGCCCAAAGAACTTCTTCCACTGCGTGAACTTTAGCAGTAGCGTTTGCAGTACCATCAGCAGTACCTACTGCGGCTGTAAATGGACGAACATAAGTTGAAAAAGACCACTCTCCTGCGGCCAATGAATCATTAAACGCACGTCTTCCTCGTCTGCTTACTCCGCCAGATGATTCCATCTCACTTAGAGTAATTTCAGACGTATTGTTACCTTGAGAGAAACTAAAGCCATCGAGTACAGGCATTTCCCATACCTTATTATTAAACTCAATAAAGACTTTAGTATCGCGACTAAAATATAGTTGTGCTGCCATAGTAAATCTCCTATGCAAATATTGAAAGGACTAGGGCGTGAACATTTGTTCGTGCCAGTCGTTTCTAGTAGCGAACCTCTACGAGAAGTTCTCCTACTCCTAAAGGCTCTAGTACACCTTCATCAGTATCAATACTAATGATTGTGATTTGTTGACAATTAAACTCATTGTTTTGTTTGTCAAAATATTGTAAATTTGAATTTTCTTCTATTACCGTTTCGACATCTTCCATTAGTGCATTTAGATGATACTGTGCGTCGTCTTCATTAACGTAACAACGAACTGTAACACTTAAAAATCTGTCTTTATAACCTGCTGCTTGGTACTCTCTAGTTTCTGCTCCTGCATTTAAGTGTATGGCAGGGAAGTCTTCTACTTCATCCCAAAACTTTAGCCTAGGGTGTACATTATTTGCCACATCTGAAAGATAAGCTCCGGAGCCGTCAATAACTTTTAACTTCTCTGCTAAAGCTTCTACTATATTCGATCTACGAGAAGTATAGGTTCTTGCTGTAGTACTCATTATACTCTCCTAGTATATAGTCTTCCTATTGCTAGCTCTGCCGCAATTTCTCTTATGGAACCATCAATTAAAGAGCGAGGGTCCCTTTCAATACTTGCAAACCTACTACCAGAGGTCCTTTCAAACACTTGGTAAGGGTCTTTTTGGTATGTGTACCCTACACTAGGAAAGCCTTGTCGAGTAGGCATTACATCAGTAACTCTAACACTTGAAGCAAACCTGCCCGTTCTATTTTCTAGTTGAGGCACTCCCATATTTTTTGCCACTTTATCATTAATTCTGGCATTTAGTAAACCTAATAAAGTAGCCATAGAAACAGTGCTTTCTTTTGCTTTTGTAACTCTACCTCTTTTAGGAGAGCCTGCTTTTCCTTTTTTCTTTTTTAAAGCCCCTCCAGCTATTATTGCATTTTTTACTGATGGTTTACCTTTTGATTTAAGTTTTACTTTTCTAGGATCTATTTTAGAGCTTACTTTTATCGTTGCTCCATCTATCTTTACCAGGGGCGCTATTGCTACTGATCCTGCTTTTTGAATTAAAGTTGAAGAGCCCGGTAAGTTAGCTATAAAATTAGCGCCTCTTTGCTGAAAGTAGCCTCTTATAAATTTTAATACTTTTCTTTCCCTAACACCATCAGTAGCTCTATTCGTATACTTGTCTTGAAATGTTACGAAAGGAATATAAGTTGCAGATATTTGTCCAGAAGGAGTTACTATCTGCTCATAATCTATTGTTAAACTTTCAATATCATTAAAAGCTACTTGTGTCAACTCTCCTTCATCAAAAGCGTCTTTTGCAGCATCCTGCATATCTTTTAATAAGTTTTTAGTATCTTCAGGATCTAAAGCTTTATTTACTTTACCTAAAGCTTTGGCTCCGGTAACTCCGGAGACTGCAAAACCTACTCCTGCTCCATGCCCTCTATCCACTCTTTTACTAATTTGTTTTATTTGAGCCTCAGTCGCATCTACCACTAGTTCTATAATTTGTTTTTTACATTCCGCTAACTCAGTAAAATTTCTAAACATAAAAGCAGTTCCATCTCTAGCAACTTGCTTATAAATATGAGGGAATTTTCTTTTTAAATGAATTCCTCCCATAGTATTTTCTATGTCTTTAGCGCCACCTTTGTATCTTATATTTTTATTAATATATTTATCTTGATAAGGTTTTGCTATATTTCTTGCTGCTTTTATTTTTCCTTGGGTTATCCTTACTTCGTTTACACTTTGAGGCAAGTGTCCTCGTGTTTTTAACTCTACAATAGTATCATTAATAAAGTCTAAATTTTCCAAAAACAAAACGTGTGGGCGAGTGCTTTGTAGCGCCTTTCTAGTTTCTCTATTTTCTTTAGCACTTAGACCTTTTAAGAGGTCTTTTGCTAAACTTTCTCGTACACTCTTGCTAGCCATTAAAAGTTTTTATACAAGTCCAAGACTCTCTTGATGTGGTCAGGAAATGCTACACTATCACGTAAACTAGTAGATCCTTGATTTTGAATACTTGCTCCTGCCAAAGTTCTACGCTCTTTGTGCTCGTCTTTCAAGTAGTAAGTGATCAAATCAAATACTGCAAGTTTCAAATCTGAAGGACACGCGGAGTACCCTGCAGTATAAGTAACTTTAACTGCGCCGGCGCCTTTAGGCCAGTTTTTATAGGTAGACCCCGTTACATACAGTACACTATCCGTCGCTTCGTCTAGATAATAGTCTGTTGTTGGCACGGTGCTGTAACTTTCTGAAACGGAGTCTCTTTTCTGTACAGAAACAATAGTATTAGCAGGACTCTCTGTTAGTTGCACTACATGAGTATCCCAGTCAATATTAAATGTCTCTACTTTGTTTGAGGAGTAGTAGTCAATAAGACTATTACCACAATAAGTTTTTACTAATTGACTCACTGCAGGAACTATAGTTGCAAGACGAAGGTCTTCCTTGGGGCTACTAATCCCCTCGGCTTCTTTATATTCTGCAAGAGTTACTAAATCTGTCATAATAAGTCAATTAATAAAAACTTGGGGAGGAGAACCTCCCCAGTTTTTATGCTAAGCTATTCAGCTATTAAGATTCGTTGTCGATCTTGATTACAGGCTCATTACCTGCACCGTCACCGGCCATGATTTCTTCAAAGCCAAGAGACTGAGACGCAACAATAACGCGACGCTGATTCATAACTTCGTAATCCTGCTCAACGGTTACACCGCGGAGTCGAGGAAGTACATAGTTACGAGTGTAACAAGCAAAAGCTGCAGGCGTACCATTAGCGGCTGCTGGGAACTCTTCAGAAACGATTACGGGAGATCCGTATACCGCACCAACAGTACCAACAACACGTGCTGCAAGGTCAGAACCTACTTCATCCAGAGTTTGGAAGTTAGCATCGTTCAACAGATCAAAGTATGAATCCTGTGATACGATATAAGCCATTTCTGCAGGAGCAAGACCATACTTACCCATTGCTTCACGAGCACCCAAAAGCATTCCTGAAGTCAAGCGAGTGCCTGCGGCTACAGAGAATGTACCTGGATCATGTGCAGCTGCATAGTTGTCGAGACCTGAGATAGTACCGTTACCATTAATGATAACGTCTTCTACTGCACGACCGTGTGCGCGAGCTACTGACTCAACAAGCATAGGCATCAAGTTAATAAGTACCTGCTCGTCTACATCATTGTTCATGAAAGTGCTTGAAACCAGACGGTATGCATTCAATACAACTTGCTTAGCGTTGTACTGGTTTGCAGTTACCTGAGGACGGTTTTCCAAGTTACCTGAAGTCGCGTCAGCGGCCCAAGCAGCTTTTCCAGCGTCAGTCTGGATTGGCAATACAGTTGCACCACCGTTAACAGGAATCTCACGGAACAAACGAGCTACTTTCAACTCATTCATGATTTCCTTTTCAATCAAAGAAGATACTTCTTGATCAATGTCAGCAGCATTAGCAGCGTAGTTTACGCCAGCTTTTTCCTGAACGCTACGACCAAAGTCAGTGTCCCAACCCTTACGAGTCATTACGCCCAACATGTGTGCAGTCAAGAAATCCTGTCCCCACTTAGTGATGTCAGACTTTTCTGCGCGATCAGCAAAGACCCGCTTAGATTCACGCATTTTTGCGATCTCTTCTGACTTCTCTTCGAGGTCCTTCTTGTACTTAGCAAGAGTCTCTTCCATGTCGGAATTCTTCTTGTTAAGATCTTCTTGTACGTCAGCAAGCAACTTTTCAGTGCCTGACTCAATACCTGTTTGAATAGCTGACTTAACAGACTCAGCTTCTAGAGCTTTGGCTGCTTCTACTTCTTCAGCTTGTTTTTGTGCAGCTTCTGCTGCGGCTTTTTCTTCGGCCTGTCGAATTGCAATCTTAGCAGCAGTCTCTTCTGCCACCTTCTTAGCAAAAGCGTCCAGGTCGATTTCGGGAGTTTGTACTTCCGA